GATGAACGTGGGAATAGTGTATTTAAGCCTGTCATTGAATTCTCCTTTATTACAAGCAAGAAAGAAAGTGAGCCGGATCATCCGCACTCACCAATCTATTTATATAATATAATGCTTTTTTTAATTAAGTGCAACTATTTTTTTCGACCAATATTGTATTTGGCTACTAAGTTCCACTCGTCTTTATCTTTAAATGGTAATACTTTAATTTGACTTAAAGGTGATACTGGCTCTTCTGTTTTACTAGAATCTATAAGCTTAACCAAACCCCATTCAGCAATAAGATTAGCAATAGTGTTGCGTCTAGATATATCCGCCTCAGCAAAGTTTGTAGGTTTGCCGTCGAGTGCAAACAACTCTTTAAAGTGTACAATATAGTATTTACCTTGTTTATGAAGAATATGACATGACTGATAAAGCGTCATGTCTTTACGAGAAGCGATGCCAATACGTGTAAGGGTTTCTCTCACTTTGAGAAAATCATCTTCATTATTCAGCTCAACTTCTACCATTGAGTTAATATCAACTGCCATTTAATCCACCTTCAAATCTTTTTTTCTTTATTGTTATAATTTGATGATCACTAAGTAGAGGTAGAACTTGTTTAGCTTTTTCATAGCTATAGCCATAATGTTGCATTACAAGTTCAAGATTCTCATCATCTTGCTTTTTAGCCCATTTACTAAATCGCTTCTTACTTCGAATAATATTTATAAGAAAGTCGAATTGGAGCTTTTTATCAAGTTGATGGTGGATATTCATCTCATTTGCAACCCGAACAGTATCAGCAAATTGTGAGAAAGCTTTATTTACTAAGTAGGGTGGATAAAGTTTTTCTGCTAGCTCAGGATTATCTGAACTATTAATTATATTTTCTTTTTTATAATTAATATCATTTACATAATCAAAAGGGTTCATTAATCAAACTCACAATTAGCCATAATTTCTGTCATACAAGCTACTAAGTTAATCTCCTGATCAGCAACAAAAGCAGCTTTATATTGATAATCAGCAAGAATTAAAACTAATTGTGCTATAGAATGAGGTTTCATTTTTTCATTAGCAATATCGTAAAGTTTACGTAGAGTAGATGCTGTATCTGTATCACTGTTTTGCGCTACCCATTTACGCATTTCAGTAAACGATTTTGCTTTCAGATGTGTAACAAGCTCTTCTACCGATACATCACCCGTATTAACTAAAACCCCGGTATCAATTTTACCTGTGGCGCTATAACGTTGAAGTTCATTTAACACTCTTCGAAAGTCAGGAAAATGACTTTCAACCATTTTAGCAACTACTTTATTATCAAACTCAACATTCTCACGAGTAAGAATATCTGTGACACGTTTAAAGAATTGAGATGCTACTCTAGGACGCTCAGCTTTAGGAATATTAAACTCAACAACAGAGCAACGAGAATGAAGCGGCTCAATAATACGATTCTTAAAGTTACACGTGAGAATAAAACCACAATTCTTACTAAACTCTTCCATAAAATTACGAAGAGCAGGTTGAGTAGACTGAGGGTTTAAATAGTCTGCCTCATCAAGAATAACATACTTACGTCCAGTAGAGAATGACATTGTAGAAGCAAAGTCTTTAATTTCGTTACGTAAAGTATCAATATTACCATTCATACTACCATTGATAACAATATAATCTGCATCAATTTCATTTAACATAGCTTTAGCTACTGTAGTTTTACCTATACCTGGACCACCAGTTAAAAGTAAATTAGGTATATTATCTTGATTAATAAATTCTTGAAATGTTTGCTTTAAGGTATCCGGTAAAATACATTCACTAATAAATTTCGGACGGTATTTTTCCACCCAAAGAAATTCTTCCATAATATAGACCTCACATTAACCTTCGTATGATGACGAAGCTTCATTAACAATAGTATAAGTTAGGTTACCGTCAGTCGATTTAAACTGAGATATCCCTTTACTACTAATAGTAACATCATATGAACCTAGAAGTAGTTTAAGATTTTCTACTTTAAATACCATAGAAAATACTTTATTAGTTACACCAACTTTATAGTGAAAAGAGTTTGAAGAAGAGTTTTTAGTATTCATTGCACGAAATGAAATTTCTTCACCATCACCCTTTACTACCACTTCAGGAAGTTGAAGTACATTAGCTGCTTGCTGCACTCGTTTAAGAACACTATCACTAATAGTAAAACTGATAGGTGTATCAGGCAGCTCTAATTGTTTTTCTGGAGGTACAACAATCATAGACTTATCAGCATAGAAGTAATCACTTTGTGCTTTATCTTCACTACTAATAGTTAAGTATGATGTATCAAAGTCTAAATCTGGTTCTTCGAAGAGACTGAGCACTCCAAGAAACTGATTGAGATCATAGATGCCAAACTCACGAGGAAACATTTCTTGTACTTCAGCTTCAGCCATAATAGTTTTCATGGGTGAGATAGTACGAATCTTATTACCTTGAGTAAAGTAAATAGATTGATTAATAGAAGAAAAGTTCTTAAGAACTTGAAAAGTTTTTGTAGTTAATTTCATAATATATTATTCTCATTTACTTTACTTTAAAGTCATTACCGACAGTAGCTGATGCACCGATCTGAGCTAGATCAACTAAACTGCCTCCAAACATATATGAGCCCATATGTGTTAATTTCATCCACGGACACATCCATACTTTGACTCCTGCTTTACGAGACCATTGACAAAACATATAATCTTCTGACAAATATCGCTTACTCTCTGGGTCAATAATACAATCAAAATATGCCATAATTTCTCGAGAGCCATCAAAGTTTTTTGTACGTACATGATCTGGTCTATAATGAAATTCTGGATATGCTTCTTTATACTTATTAAATGCACTTTTAGTTACGCACATAAAACCTGTACCACCTTCAAGCACTTCTACAGGCGCATCTAAACGAATTTGATTACCTTTATCGCCAACTGGATTAAATACATAATCACCAACATACTTCTCTAGTATATTAGGGTTTTCATCAGCAAAGCCTTTATCAACAGCACGTTTAATTTTTTCCCATGAAATAGCTTTCTTAGGATATGGACCGCAAATAATCTCTCTATCCTCGCTTTCATCTGCTAAAGCAGCGAGTGCAAGAACATCCATTGGATCAAAACCAATATCGCTATCGATAAACATAAGGTGTGTATGATCAGATCTCATAAATTCATCTACAAGATAATTACGTGCTCGAGTAATTAAAGATTCATTAAACAAATAAAAGAAGTCAATCTGCACACCGTGATTGGCACACACTTTAACTAAATCAGTACAAGATTTTGTATATATGCCAGCACACTGACCACCATACATTGGCGTAGCAACCATAATTTTACGTTTACGAAGCTCTTCTGTAGAGATTTTTACTTCTACTTGTGGCATTATTTACCCTCATTATCTAGTTTACAATCAGTAAAGTTAGCTGTATACCAATTAGCTTGAGCTTCTGGTGATTTATCTTTTTGCCATTTTTTTGTTTCAGGGTTATAAGCACCTACACGAGAACTAATTTCTTTAATAACCTCGTTCATTACTTTATCACCATCATAACCATACTTGGCAATTTCACCGTATGCAAATACAATAATATCAGCCATAGCGTCTACTCGACCGTGGTCATCTTTTGCTTCAAGAAATTCACCCAGCTCTTCTACAATCATAGCTAAAAAGCCATTACGATCTGGTTCTTGAAAAGTGATCAGACGCTCGTCTGACCACTCTTTGATACGTTCAAAATTTGTGCTCATAAATTATCCTCTAAGTTAAGCACCAGTACCTACTTCTACACGCTTACGAAGCCATGCAAGCAAGATACCATAAACAGGTAGGAACAATACAAATGATGTTATAATTTTGAATACTACATCAACAGAAGCAATTTCAAGCCAATGTACACTCATAAACGGATCATCACTGTAGGCAAATGCTGCCCAGAAGAACGCATATGTATCTAAAATATTAGCGAATACAGTTGATACAGCAGGAGCTACCCACCA